GATAAGAGGGGATTTAAAGGGGAGAAAAGAGGGGGGGAATAAAGGGGGGGGAATCAGTGATGATTCAGGAACCCCAAAACCAAAGCGAACTGAATCAAGTTTGTCCGATTTCAATTCGAATGAACTTGCATCACTTGAAAAATTGAATGAAAAATTGTTTGGGCACTTGAAAGATGAATTGCAAATTGAGTATCTTTCATCAAGACAGCAAAAGATTCATGCTTTGAAGGCACTTCGAAAATTATACAAATTAGGATATTCACATGCCATGATTGAACAGGCTTTGTTCAGCGCATTCCGTGATGAATTTTGGAATGACAAAATCAGGCATTTGAAGGCATTGGCAAACACCATGAAAAACGGTGAATTGGTTATTATGAACTTGCTGAAAAAGAATCAGGCACAAACAAAAATGAATTCACCTGTCAAAGCACAATTCAAAGGATGATCAACATGGAAAGATTCGTATCAATTGGGAGCCTTTCTGATATTGCAGAAAGCACCAAACCAAAGGACAACAGAGTGAAGCATGGCAGGGCATCTGATGTTTTGCGTGCTGATCGTGAAAGACTGTTTGGAAAGTCAACACAATTCATGCAACGCTCTGTGGATGAAATCAAATCAACAACACCATCAGCAGCACATTTTTCAAAGTCTGCAGAATTGTTCAGGAACAAATATATCATTAGTCACAAACTGCACATGGATGTCAATTTGACAATGATTTTCATTTGCAATTTATATGAAGTGAGCATGGAAGAATTGATGTCAAAATCAAGAAAATTGCCTTTGCCAATTGTTCGCAAATACATTTCATTTTTTGCATATTATTATTTTCAATTGACTATGGTTCAAATAGGCAAACTATTAGGTAAAGACCACAGCACGATTGTGACACATATTGATGATGCAATTGGAATGATTGAAGCCTACGAAAGAGAGCGGGCAATTTGCCACAAAATAGATAAGTTTATTCATCAAATTTCTAACAGAAGGAAACACAATGCGCTTTGATTTTTTAGAACAGGACACGATATATTTTCGTGATCATTTCCCGACTGAAAACTACGACATATTTGGATTGGGAACGCTCTTTGAAGATGCTGAAAAATTGGAAACATATCTTGGCAAAGGTTGGGAAACAGGAAGCAATACCAAATTGAATTTCTTTGAAGCGTTGGCATGGTTACGCTCTGATGATTACATCAAATACAACGGGTTGAAATCTTATGCAATCAATGACTATGATACTGAATTCACATATGACACAGCCGAATATCAAGAATGGTGCTCTGATGAAGATGGAAGGTTCTGTGCAGACAGGCATGCATCAGCAATTTACAATTTGCCAATTAGGATTGTGAACAAACTGAACATGATGGCAGTTGACAAAAATAGACAAGCGGAATATGTATTGGAATTCATCAGGAATCACAAAGATGCAAAATAAGATTACGGCAATTTGCATCAGCACTGTTCATGCAAGGAATCTTCCTGTAATGCTTAAATCAATTGAACAATATGTGCCATCGAATGTTGAAATATACATTGCACATTCAAGTATCGATTCAATTGATTATCATTCAAGATGGCATTCAATGCACCTTGTGAAGTCAACAGCAAACAATTTTGGTGATGCCTATAATTTTATATGTCAAAGGGCATTTGAAAAGCATGAAACGATTGTTGTGGCAAATGATGATATTGTCTTTGATCCATCAACATTTTCATTGTTGCAATCTGATTGGAATGCTCTCATGAATTACGATTCAGAGAATGCTGGATATTTGGCATGCCGTTCCAATTTCGCAAGAGGAAAGCAAAATATCAGATGGCATGATTCCGAAACAAAGATTGTCAATTTGAAATTCAATCATGAAAGCAGAATAATTGAAACAGACATCATTGCACCAATTTGTGCAGTCATCAGAAGGAAATCATGGATTGATTTTTTACCCATAAATCAATATTCAGATAATGTTCAATGTCTGATGATGGCAGACAAAGGATTGAAGCATTTTGTAAGCCGTTCCTATGTTCATCATGTCGGTTCACAAACGGTTGGAATCAACCATGATGAATATGCGGAAACATTGCAATTTTTACGCAAAAATCATTTGAAATATTATCACTATATTACGGCATGATCATGGACATAGTATTTGAAACATTGGTATTTTTATTTGTCACAGCATTGGCAATATTTGCATCAGGTGCATTAATCACAGTCACTCTTTTATTTTTGGAATGGATAACAAACCAAAGGAATAAACAATGAAATATTCTGAACAATTAAAATTTGAAAAACAGCGAATTGAAAAATCTGCAATAGCTCCAAAGTCAATAAAGAAAAAGCAAGATTCAGGACCAAAGAAACGCGGTCCCAAACCAAATCCAAATGCAATCAAATATATTCCTTTTGGTGTTCGGTTAAAGGAAGACATTGTGAACCATGTGAGAGTATTATCAATCAAATACAATCAGCCACAAAGAACAATTCTTGAATCAGCATTGGCAAAATACTTTCAAGATATTGGAGAGCAAATGCCATGAATAGTTTTCTTGATTATGGCATCAAAGGAATAGATGCAAAATTCAAAGGACAGCAAAGGACATTGTGTCCCGAATGTTCACACACAAGACAGAATCATCCAAATGAAAAATGCCTGTCTGTGAATGTTGATGAAAGGACATGGTTGTGCCATCATTGCGGGTGGAGCGGTGGAATAACAACAAAGGAAGCAAAACAAACATGGCAGGCACCACCACCACCAAAGGCAGTCAGGTTCCACAATGATAACAAATCAGAAGCGATGATTGAATATTTCAAATTGCGTGGCATCACAAAAGATGTGTTGGAATCAGAAAGAGTAGTGACATATTCAGCGTATGGAAAAGATTGGATTGCATTTCCATACATAATGAATGATGAAGTTGTCAATGTCAAATATCGTGGAATAGAACAAAAGGAATTCAGGCAAACAAAAGATGGATATAAATGTTTTTACCGTTTGGATTCAATCAAAGACAAGACATATGCAATTATTTGCGAAGGTGAAATTGATGCATTGTCATTTGTCCAAGCAGGAATTCAGAATGTAGTTTCCGTTCCTGAAGGCGGTGTTAATCCTGATGCAAAAAACATCATTGCAAAAATGTCTTATGTTGACAATTGCATTGATTATTTTGATGGCATTGATGAAATTCATATTGCAGTTGATGCCGATGCAGTTGGCAGAAGGTTATGCGAAGAATTGGCAAGGCGTTTTGGAAAGGAAAGATGCCGTATTGTTAGGTTTCCTGATGGATGCAAAGATGCCAATGATGTCTTGATGAAACATGGTGCAGAGCATCTATACAAATTGATAGCAGAGTCAGAGCAATACCCGATTGAAGGTGTGAAATTGGCAACAGATTTCATGCAATCAATGATGGATATCTATGAACATGGATTCCAAGATGGTGCAGTGACAGGAATTTTTCCGCGATTTGATAATCACTTCACATGGCATGCAGGACAATTGACTGTTGTATCTGGGGTGCCATCATTTGGCAAATCAAATTTCATTGACCATATCACAATTGCATTGGCTGAACATGCAGGGTGGAAAACAGCAGTATTTTCACCTGAAAATCCATCACCTGAAATTTGGTTGATGCGATTATGTGAGATATTCACCAAGCAACCTTTTGAGAACGGAAATAGGAATCGAATGACAAAGGAAACAATGGCAAAGGCTTTGTCATGGATTGGAAAACATTTGTTTTATATTATGCCTGATTCAGATACATTTGCTCTTGATGATGTATTGGCAACAGCTCGATTGTTGTTGCGTAGGTTTGGAATCAATATGCTTGTGGTTGACCCATGGAACAACCTTGAAATGCAAATGGCAAAAGGTGAAACTGAAAATTTGTATGTTGGAAGGATGCTTGCAAAAATGCGAATGTTTGCAAGCAAAACAGGAATTCATATTGTCTTGATTGCACATCCAAGAAAGATGCAGTCATTGGACAATTTTGGAAATTATGAAGTTCCAACACCTTATTCAATTTCAGGTTCATCCAATTTTTACAACATTCCACATAACATCATGATTGTTCATAGGGACTTTGAAATGGATGGGAAATCACTTGCAAGAATCATGATTGCAAAAGTCAAAAACAAATACATTGGCAAAGTCAACAAAATGGGAATTCCATTTCAATATGATGTTCCGACACAGTCATATTCTGAATTACAAACATTTGAGGGGCAAACATGGTGACAGATGGAAAAGGAAAAGAGAAAAAGAATGCAATTGTATTTTTGCAATTATGCAAGACATATGGAATTCAGGAACCAATGCAGGAAGTCAAAGTGACAGACAAGCGAAGATTCAGGTTTGACTTTGCATGGATTGAAGAAAAATTGGCAGTTGAAATTGAAGGTGGCATTTGGATTCAAGGCAGACATACAAGAGGTGTTGGCTACAAATCGGACATGGAAAAATACAACATTGCAACATCAGAAGGATGGCGCGTTTTGAGATTCACAACAGACCAAATCAAGAAAGCAGAAACATATTCACAAATCAAAAAATGTTTGGAGCAAAAGGCATGATGGAAAATTCAGAATCAGCGAAATGGGAATTAGTCCCAACAAGTTATGGCAAAGAGCCAAATGGAATTTTGCGAACAATAATCAAAATATTGCAAGGCATAAACTACTGGGAATTCAAAGAGCGTGATTTAATTGAATGGCTTGGTGTTCGGCATGATAGGCAAGAAATGATTGAGGCAAAAAAAGCATTCAAGAGGTTACGACAAACTTTGTATAAATTTGAAAAAAAATGCATTGACAATGATGGAATGTTGAACATTCATGTATCATTTGAAATGTTGTTTTATATCACAAAAGTGAAGCATTCATATTGTTCAAATAAACATGACAATACCAAATACATAATTCGTGAAAATGCAGAATTCGTGAAAAGTATTTTGGAATCGAATATTGAAATATTGGAGCAGAAGGCATGAAAGAGAAAAACAATTTGACAATTGTCCAAATGATCGAGAATGCATACCGTATGTTTGGATTCCTCCCTGATTATGTATTGGCAACAGCAAAGATTGGAGAAAAGGAACATCTCAAAAGAGCATTTGAAAATGGTGCAAAATCAAATGGCAAAACATTTGAGGAATTCTATCATGAATTTTATGAATCAGATGAAATTCACAACCATACTGATAGACTTGTTGAAATGTTCACATATGCTGATAGGTATGGATACGCAAAAGCATTGAAGAAATTTACTGATGAAAACAAATCAGGAGATGATCAGGCATGATGCAATATGAACTTCATTGTGGAAATTCAAAAGAATTATTGAAAACATTGGAAGACAATTCCATTGATAGCATTGTGACTGATCCACCTTATGAACTTGGATTCATGGGTAAAAAATGGGATGCATCAGGAATTGCATATGATGTCGAATTGTGGAAAGAATGTTTGCGAGTGTTGAAACACGGCGGGCACTTGCTCGCGTTTTCAGGTTCACGAACATACCACAGAATGACCGTTGCAATTGAAGACGCGGGGTTCGATATTCGTGACCAAATTATGTGGATTTATGGTTCAGGTTTTCCGAAGTCTCATGATGTGAGCAAAGCAATTGATAAAATGGCAGGCGCGGAAAGGGAGGTGGTTGGGACATACAATGCGCACAGAGATGGAAGCATCAGAAAACAAACAAAATATGCAGGGATAGCCAATGAAGGGAAAAATGGATTGGCAGACAAGAAATGTGGCGGGCTTACCGACATCACCGCCCCCGCAACCGAAGCCGCAAAAGAGTGGAACGGTTGGGGCACGGCATTAAAGCCCGCACATGAGCCGATATGTGTAGCCCGTAAGCCATTGATTGGAACGGTAGCGGAAAATGTATTGACACATGGCACGGGGGCAATAAATGTGGACGGGTGCAGGGTGGGAAATGATATTATAACGCAACGATTAGCAACCGTAGAAAATGGAAAAGCGCACGGCGCAAAAGCGGATGGATTAAAACAAAAGGCAACAGGGCAAATTACGCAAACCGTCGGCCGTTGGCCTGCTAACATAATCCACGATGGAAGCGCGGAGGTATTGGCGGGATTTCCGCAAACAGGCCCAAGCAGTTCAAAACCGACGGTAAATTTTGTGAGCGGCTCAGTATTGCGCAAACGGAGCGGGGGTTACGACGAGCCCGCAGGTTCCGCCGCCCGTTTTTTCTATTGTGCAAAAGCAAGCAAGAAAGATAGAGACGAGGGGTTAGACGGATTTGAGGAAAGGGAACGGCCAACAATGGGAAGTGGAATTGGCGGGCAACCAAACCAACAAATACAAAATAATCGCAATCATCACCCCACGGTCAAGCCAACAAGTCTTATGCAATATCTTTGCAGACTTATAACCCCGCCAAATGGATTGATTCTTGACCCGTTTCTTGGTTCAGGTTCAACAGGAAAAGCGGCAATGTATGAAGGATTCAGATTCATGGGTTTTGATTTGAATCAGGAATATATTGACATTTCAAAAGCAAGAATTGAATTTGCAATAAAGATGAATAATGAATCATCAGGCAAAAAAGAAAATACACTATTTGAGGATGAAGAATGAACATTGCAATATTGACAAAACTTCCAAAAAAAGTCACTGATGAATTGCCTGCAATCATTGACAAATATCAAATCAATACACCATTGCGCCTTTCTCATTTTTTGAGTCAATGCCATCATGAATCAGGCGGGTTCAAATCTGTTTCTGAAAACATGAAGTATTCTGAAAAAAGATTGATGCAAGTTTTCCCAAGGCATTTCCCTACAATCGAAAGCACAAAGGGATATTCAATGCACCCTGAACGGATTGGCAACAAAGTTTATGCAAACAGACTTGGCAATCGTGATGAATCATCAGGCGATGGGTTCAAATATCGTGGCAGAGGTTACATCCAATGCACAGGGCGGCACAAATTTGCAATCTTGGACAAACTATTGCATGAAGACATTTTGAACAATCCTGATTGGATTGCAACCAAATATCCATTATTCAGTGCAGCATGGTTTTGGGATTCAGTCAAATTAAATCAAATTGCAGACAAAGGATCATCATTGGAAATTTGTGAACAGGTGACAAAAAAAGTCAATGGTGGAAAACTTGGACTATTAGCAAGATATAAACATTTTGTATATTACTACGAATTATTGAAAATAGGATGAAGATGATGGACAAAAGACCAAAATGGATTGATGCCTTTCTTGGATTCACATTGCTTATGTTATGCATGGCAATTTGCATTCATGCAGTGAAAGAATTGTTGTTTTTGTATGAATATTTCAGGATGTAAAAATGTCGTTATCAGTAGAGTTGAACGGAACATTGCATGAAGTTTACCCAACACAGCAAATCACGGACAAATTCAAAAAACGTGATTTCATATTGGAAATTCCAAACGGAAACTACTTGCAGCATATCAAATGCGAAGCAACAGGAAATACCTGTGAAAAATTAGATGGCGTTCGCATTGGAAGTCAAGTGTTTGCAAAGTGTGATTTGCGTGGCAGAATATATCAAAAGAAAGATGGAACCAAAGGGCAGATGAACAGTTTGGTTGCATGGGAAATCAAATCAGAACAGGCAGAATACAATGAACATTCAATTGCACACATTATGTCACCATTTTGATTTGACTATGAAAAAGACATCACATGATTGGATTCATGAAAACAATGGATTGGTAAAAACAGGTGGTGTCCTTGACTGTTATTTCAAAGCACAAATAAAAACAGATGCATCAGGCAAATTAGCATTGCGTGTTTTTGGTTTGGAATCAGGCAATGTTGTGAACATTGAACTGAAAACAAAATCTGAAAAGAAAGCAATGGCGATGGCTGATAGTTATTTGGAATCAATCAACGCAATCAACGGCAATGAAGATGAATTTGAACTGTATTGAAAAAGATGGCAAATTGCATGTTGATGAATTGCAGGATGCACAAATGTTTATCATCAATGGTGAAGAATTGACACCATTGGAAGTGACTCAATTGGCATACTATTTTGCTTTGAATTGGGAAAACTTGAAAGATGAACAGGCATAGATGATGGCAATGGCTTCCCGTTTATTGCTCCGAAGGAACAGGCAGAATATCATGGGAATTCTGCTTGTTTTATTTTGAAACATTATGGAAATGAATCATGTTGAAACTTATCAGAAAAATAACAGACTTGACAAGACAATTTGGCAATTGGATTGCAGAAAATTCAGTTGAAATCATTTGGTGCATTATTTCTGTTATTTGTGCAGGAATGGCAGTCCTTTTATATCGAGTGGCAGGTGAATTCATCAATACATTTGGTGTATTCAATCAGTGATTCCCATTGTTGACTATATTGAAGCCCGCAAAATTACATTTGATGCCATTGAAGGCCTTGCCATTGGTTCAAATAGACCAAGACTGAATGAACTATGCATATTTGAGTTTTCAAAGCGTGTGGAGGTTTTCAGATGCGTTTATTGTGACAAAGTGAAGCGCGGAAAGTATTGGTGCAGATTTGAAAGGGCAAATTGGAAATGAAAATGATTCCTGATTTTGCAATTCCTGATGAATTCAAAGAACTATTTGAAGAATATGCAGGAATTTTAGAACATGATGCGAGGATGTCAAGACAACAGGCTGAACAAACAGCACTACGGATGATTCATGCCCAAATTAGAGGGCAAACATCTGAACAATCATGAGCGTGACGGCAGTTGAAATGGCATGGGGAACTTGCAATGTGGAGCATATCAATAGGCGTGTTGGTATGCTCTTTTTTTTGTTATATCCAAATCAATTTTTCCACAAATTCCATTTGCGTTGATTTTTTTGCGAAATTCACATTGTGAATGGTCATCCATTTTCATCATCCCTATGCCCAGCAGGGCATTTCAATTTGATTGGATGCCCTGTTTTCTTACCTGAAATGAAATTGCAATGGAATTTGAAATCCTCAAAAATATATTGGCATCGATTGTTTCGGCAGCAACATTGATGTGGATGCTTTTCAAATATCTTCACAAAAGAGATGTCACAAATGCTAAGTTGATTGCAGACACAATCAAGGATGCAACACAAAGAGCATTTGAACTTTCGCATATTGAATCAAGAGTCAGAGAAATTGAAGAAATCCAAGCGGAAAACACAAAGGCAATTCATGAACTTGGTTCAACATTAAATGCAAGACTAGATCAATTGTTTATTGCCATTGCAAACATTCAAAGCAATCGCCATGACTGATGTCAAGACAAGAAAGAAAAGGGAATCAAAGAAAGTGTTGTTTGGATTCAAGGGATTGAAACTGACAACACCACAGGCAATGAAACGGCTTGGAATAGCCATTGCAGCATCAGGAACAGCAGGTGCAGGAATTTGCTACATAATGGAATATGAACGCATTGCATTGCTTTGTTTGGTGATGACTGTCACAGGAACTTTCATATCACAAATGTTTGGTGAATCAGAATGACAAGACCAAGATTGACAAGAAGCCAAGTTGTTGCAAAATTGCCATCAGGATACAAGGTGCCTTGCATTGTTGGAATGCGAGGATATTTCAAAGATGAAATGGGGAAAAAGGGTGTGAATGATCGTGGAATTTACGATGATGCCATATTCATCATTGAACCAAATTTGATGTATTCATTCAATGCAAACACAGACCCCTCAAGGCATGGAATGAATCACAAGATTGGCAAAGGGCTTGCATCATTGAAGGCAGGAACTTATGAATACAAGGTTGGAATTCATGGTGTGTCAAAAGAAAAGTCAAAGCAATATGAAGCGTTGGTGCAGGAAGAAAAAGTGACTGTTCAAAGGGATGTGACCAATACTGAACATACAGGATTCTTTGGCATCAATATTCACAAGGGTGGATTCAATTCGACATCATCAGAGGGGTGCCAAACTATTCATCCGAGTCAATGGGATGAATTCATGTCACTTGTCAAAACATTCTTCCCAAGTGGAAAAGACATCCAATATATCTTGATAGAAAATTGATGAAAAGAGAACGATACAATATCACAATTCACAAAGGTGAATCATTTGCATTGGCAGTTGCATTGAAAGATTCAACGGGAACTGCAATTGATTTGACAAATGCAACATTGACTTCGCAATGCCGTGACAAATCATCAAATGCAGTTTTGTTTTCATTTGTATGCACTGTTTCAAATCCAACAACATCAGGACAATTCACTTTATCATTGGGTGCATCAACATCAGCATCATTGACACCACAAAAGGCATTGTCTTATGATGTGAAGATTTCATGGACAAATGGAACGGTGAAAAAGTATTTGGGTGGTGATGTTCAAATTGTGGACACAGTTACGCCATGAGCATAAGCAATGACAATGTTTCAATTGTTGTAAATCCAGCGACGGTTGCAGTTTATATCAATGAAGATTCGCAATTGATAAGAGTGGTTGCTGAATCAATCATTGTTCAGACAAATGAATTGTTGACATCATCGGACACTGACATTTTCATTGTAGGTGAAATTCCTATTGGAGCAATCAATGGAAGCAATGCAACATTCACCACACAACAAAACTTTGTGCCATTGTCTGTTGAACTTATTTTGAATTCGACAATACAGACATACGGCATTGACTACTATACAACAGGCGTGAATACAATCATTTTGAATATCAGTCCTGTTATTGGTGACATCATTAGAGTGAATTACAAATTAGGATAAAACAATGGCAGAAACTACAATTGCAGGCAGGCAAATTAGGGATGGTGCAATAACTGATTCAAAGGTTGCATCAGGAGCAAACATTGCATCATCTAAATTGGCTGATGGTTCAAACTTTGTGAAGAAAGATGGAAGCGTTGCATTCACAGGTGATCAATCAATGGGCAACAATAAATTGACAACAGTGGCAACACCGACTGATTCAGGTGATGCAACCAACAAAGGCTATGTTGACAATTTAATTTCAGGGCTTCCGAGTGCATATCGTTATCGAAATGTGAAAGTTGCAACGACAACAAACATCACTTTGTCAAATCCTGCCACATCAACAATTGATGGCATTTCATTGACAAGTGGTGATCGCGTTTTGGTTCATAATCAAAACACACCTGCACAGAATGGAATTTATGTTTTTGACACTTCATCCACAGCGATGACGCGTGCAACAGATTCAGATGCATGGGATGAATTGGTTGGAAGTTTGGTGTATGTTGACCAAGGTTCATCACAAGCAGAATACAGATATTTTTGCACAAGCAATTCAGGTGGAACATTAGGCACGACAGCAGTGACCTATGCACAGGATACATCAGGAACTTTGTCAACAACAAACTTTGTGACAGAGGAAACACCATCAGGAACAATCAATGGTTCCAATGTCACATTCACATTGGCAGTAACACCAACAGCAGGCACATTGAAATTGTATTTGAATGGTGTTCGCCAAAAGAGTGGAGCGGGCAATGATTACACTATTTCAACCAATACAATCACAATGACAACAGCACCAATTTCAGGTGATGTTTTGATTGCAGATTACATGAAATAAATTTGAGGCATAGGGATGGCAACAACAAAACTTAAAAATGCGCAATTGCCCGATGTGATTCAAAGCAAGACAATTGACACATCAAATGACATTGACACCACCACAACAAAATTGACAATTACAGGTGGAACCAATGGACAGGTTTTGTCCACTGATGGTTCAGGAAATTTGTCATGGACAACAGCAGGCGGTGGTGGTGTTTCTGATGGTGACAAAGGCGATATAACAGTAAGTGGATCAGGCGCAACATGGACAATTGACAATGATGCAGTAAGCTATGCAAAGATTCAGAATGTCAGCGCAACATCCCGATTGCTTGGAAGAGCATCATCAGGCGCGGGTGATATTGAAGAAATAACAATTGGCAGTGGTTTGTCATTAACAGGCACTACAATTTCTGCGAGTGGTGGTCTTGGTGCGCCGACTTATGTAGTGACAAAAACAGCAAATGAAACGGTTACAAATTCCACTACTTTGCAAGATGATGATGAATTATTCTATACATTATTGAATGGCAAAACATACTATATTGAACTAAGGTTGTTGATGAGCAGAACCAACACATCAACAAGTTTGTCATTGAAATTTGCATTTGATGCAAATTCATACGGTTACATTGGGAACACTTTGGCAGCAACATCACAAACAGGTTCAACGTCTGTTTCAACACTTAGTGGAGTGCCAAGACCGCAATTTAATCAAGTAAGTTTGGTGATGGGTGCAAATTACACTTGTAAATTTCAATTTGCACAAAATTCACTATCGGCAACAACAGGCGTAACGGTACACAAAGGAAGCCAAATGTATATTTGGGAGGTTGCATAATGGAATTGACATTGCATAAAAAAACAGAAGCGATAAATACACCTGCAATTTCATTTGATAGTGACGGGAACCCAATTGAATATGGTCAACCATTTCCCGTATTGTTGTGGAAATTTAGAGATGAGAACGGCAACTTTTGGAATACGGAAACTGCAATTGATGGAACGGAAGATCAAGCAAAACAAATCATTTTGCAAAGCATAGCAAATAATGGCTAAGACAAAAAACACATCTGATAGTGCAAACAGATTCCGATTGTCCGAACAGGAAATTGAAATGTTGATGCAACACAGGCATGGAATGATTGATGAATCAGATATTGTTCCTGCTTGGTTGATGCAAATGGAAGATGGCAAAAATGAAATTCCTGATGAAATAATCATCACAGGAAAAACAGCCGTTTTATGTGATATTCATTTGGGGTTCCATGACATTGATGCAATCACAGCATGCATCATGTATTTGGCAAAAGAAAAACCTGAAAACATTATTTTGAATGGTGACTTGATTGATGCGCATAAATTGTCAAGATGGGCAAAAAGAAAAGATGATATTGAATTTGTGATGGAATTAAAACTTGCAAGAAATTTCATGGATAACTTGCAGGCACAATTCCCAAATGCCAAATTGTATTTCAAAGTTGGGAATCATGAAGATCGCTTGGAAAGATATATCATGGAAAAGGCTGAACAATTTGCAGGCATTGTTGATTGGATTTCATTGCTCGAATTAAAGCAAAAGGGAATTGCATTTGTTGATTCAATGCAATTGATGATGGTGAATTCAATTTGGCTTGCACATGGACATGAATTGAAAGTCAGTGGAATGTCACCTGCACATGCCCTGATGAATAAGGTGATGTCAAATTGTGCCATCGGACATTTGCACAAAACCTCCACAGCACGAAAAAAGACATTGGATGGTGAATTTATCAGGTGTGATTCAATTGGCACCTTGTCGAAGCTTAAAAGGGGATATATGATGCATTCACAAAGCAATCATGGTTTTGCAATCATTCATGAAGATGGACAGATGCAGAACATGATCATTGAACATGGAAAGGTGATGAAATGAAAGACAACATGAATAGAATCATTTGGGCAATGATTGCAATGGCATTGATTGCAGGATTCCTATTTGGCAAAGGATGTCAAGAAAAGGGCTATAAATCGATTCTAAGACGCGACACTGTCAAAAGCGTGCAAACTATCGAAAGACCTGTTTTCATCAAGCCTGAAGTCCGTGTGAAGCAAATATTGGTGCCCTATCATGATACAATGTATGTCAAAGAGCAATTGCCTTGTGATTCAGCATTCATTGCACAGGCTGATTCAGTTATCACGACAACAGGGGATACAATTCAAGTTGCATTCTCACATATTCCATTTGACAAATCATTTTTCAGTATGGTAGTTAAACCAAGACCTGATTCCATATTGACAAAGACAATTGAAGTTCCTATGATTCAGGAAAGCAAAACAACAGATATTGGTTGGATCATTTCAGCATTTGCCATTGGTTTGGGCATTGGCATATTGGGAGCATCAAGATGAAAGTGGCATTGACAAAACTCAAAAACAATCCGAAAAACCCGCGTGTGATTCGTGATGAAAAATTCAACAAACTAAAAAAGAGCATTGAAGATTTTCCTGACATGCTCGAAAAAAGACCATTGGTTGTTTTCACTGACAAAGATGGAAAGTTTGTTGTCTTAGGTGGAAACATGAGATTGAAGGCAGCAAAGGAACTTGGCATAAAAGAATTGCCTGTGATTCTTGCTGATGAATGGACAGAGGAACAAAAGGCACAATTCCTTATCAAAGACAATGTGAACTTTGGTGAATGGAATCATGAAGAATTGGCGAATGAATGGGATGCAATTCAATTGCAAGAATGGGGATTGGATTTGCCTGTCAATATGGATATTGAAACATTGGAAGCGGAAGATGATGAATATGAAATGCCAAATGAAATTCACACTGACATTGTAGTTGGTGACTTATTTGAAATAGGTGAACATCGTTTGTTGTGTGGTAATTCAACAGACAGTGATGCAGTTGCAAAATTGATGAATGGTGAAAAGTCAGATGTTGTTTTCACTGATCCACCATACGACATTGAAGACAATGAATATGCATCAAATATATTTTTGTTTACTGAAAATGCGCATGTATTTGTGATGCATGATGATCGTGGGATTGTTGATTATTTGAGAAAATCACAATTGGAATTCAAGCAGTTTTTTGTTGCCAATTTTCAATTTTCATCACCAAGGGGCAATGATCCATATTTGATGCACATCCTAATTTCTCATGAAGTCAATGGCAATGCAAGTAAGCATCAAAATTTGCATGATGGAATGTCATCTATATTGAAACTTGAATACAGACATAGATTGAAAGATGAAAGAACAGAACACAAGCATCAAAAGCCTGTTGAATTCATAGCCAAATTCCTGAATCATTATTCACATGAGAAATCAATTTGTCTTGATTTGTTTGTTGGTTCAGGTTCAACAATGGTTGCATCACATCAATTGAATAGAAAATGCTATGGTATGGAACTTGATCCAAAGTATTGTCAAGTGATAATTGATAGAATGATAAAACTTGATTCAACATTGCAAATCAAAAGAAACGGAAAGCCATATAAAATGGCATCATGATAATGGCATACAAAAAAGAAAACATATTGAAAGAATCATTGGAATTGATTGAAAAACATCACCTGATTTTCATTGATGATATTGTTGGATTGTTGCCATGTGACAAGACCACATTCTATCGATTTTTCCCCATTGAAAGCAACGAATACCACGAAATAAAAAGTAAACTTGAAAAGAATAGAATCAGCATGAAGGCAAACATGCGTAAAAAGTGGTATCAATCCGAGAATGCCACATTGCAAGTTGCCTTGATGAAATTGATTGCAACAGATGATGAAGCTGCAAGACTATCAGGCGTGCCAAAGGAAACAAAGCAAAAGGAAGATGCATTGACAATCAAATGGAATCAAATGAATGCAGATTGATGTCACTCTACATAAGACACAAATGGAAGTGATGGAGCAGCGCAAAAGATTCAATGTTGTGAGATGTGGCAGGCGTTGGGGGAAATCAACACTTGCATTTGCATTGGCATTAGAAACAATGGTTGGAATGCAAGGAACTAAGGTTTTGTACACTGCACCATCAAATGAAGAATTGAAAGGCAGATATCAGGAAGCCAAGAACATGTTCACAGCCGTTGGTGCAGAATGCAAGGAAGGCGAAATTAGACTTGGTGAATCATTCCTGCACTTGAAAGGAATATGGCGTGCTGATGCCTTGCGTGGTTCAAAATACCATAGAATGATTGGTGATGAATGGGCATATTGTGACAATGCAGAAGATGATTGGAATTTTGTTTTGCGTCCTATGCTCACTGATTACCGTGGTGATTCATTTTTCTTTTCAACACCAAAAGGAAAGAATCATTTTTCAGAACTTGATTCAATGCAAAACAAGTTTGATGATTGGCAGTCATTTCATTTCACAACATATGACAACCCATTGATTGATGCTGATGAAGTGAATCAACAAAGAGATTCAATGCCATCACTTGTTTTTGCACAGGAATATTTGGCAGAATATGTTGATAGGGATGCAGCGAAAATCAAAAGGGAATGGATTCGCATTTCAAATCAAATGGAATGCAAATCATTCTACATTGGTGTGGACTTGGCAATCAGTGAAAAGGAAACAGCAGATTACACGGCAATTTGTGTCATTGGAATAACAGCAAAGAATGAAGTGGTAGTTTGTGAAATGATGCGAGGGCGTTGGACATTTGTCGAAATTGGTGAAAGGATTATTGCAATGGAAGACAAATGGAAACCAAAGGTTGTTGCAATAGAATCAAATCAGGCACAGGCATGGTTGGTTCAGGAATTGAAAAGAAACACCAGAATGAATGTGATTGGTATTCCAAGCACAAAAGACAAGATGATCAGATTTCAACCGATTGAAGCAAAATATGAAAGAGGGCTTGTTTACCATGTTCCACATTTGCTTCCTGAATTCACAGATGAATTGTTATCATTCACAGGCACGAAACAAGATAGGCATGATGACATGATTGATGCATTGTCAATGGCTTTTAATGCCATAAGAAAAACACCAAGTATTCATGTATAGGAATTGAGAATGTCACTTTATGCAAACATATTAGAGCGTGTGAAATTCATTGCAGGCGGTGTTCAGGAAAAGCGCAAAAGACCGCCAATTGGATATTTGAATGATGGCAGGGGAATGACATCTGTCACATCAGGACAGGAATTGATTGCATCAGCAACAGGCACTGTCTTTGCATGTTTGCAATTGCGTGCCAATGGATTGATGTCTGTTGACATGAAACCATACCGTGAATTGAATTGGGAAAAGGAAGAAATATCAAATAGTCATTGGGTAAACCGCCTGATGAAAAATCCAAATCCATATTTCACTTATTCGCAAATTTTCAAATCAATTCAGAATTGGTTTGATATCAATGGCAATGCATTTGTTTGGACACCAAAATTAGGACATGATGTTCCATTGCAAATGT